CGTCAACCGGTGCATAAAATTTTGGAGTTCCGGCGGTATTATCAGTCGCCCTTTTATCCATAAGCTCGCTTAGCGTAATAAGCTCTAGTCTATGCTCATTAGCGCCAGTAAGCATAAGACGTATTCCCTCAATAAAATCTAACGGGAAAGCTGTATACTGAGTATCTAGAAGGGCCACCTTTCGAGTTTCCATTCTCCAGTGCCTAAGCTTTCTATTCATGTCAGCTTCAGCCAACTTGATAAAAGTAGGAATTACCGACGTTAAATCGTCACGATTTAAAAAATCAGCTATTGAACTTTTTAAGTCAGTAAAATTTGTAATTGTCACAATACGCCCTGTCTTGTTCTAAATACTCGGTTATCAGAATCGTTCATCCATTTTTTTAAAGCTTTAGGATCGTCAGCAATACCTTTACGTTTTAGCTCATAGTACACGGAAAGAGGGATCGAAGCTACCTTATTTAAGTCTTTCCATTTTTTATCTGTGCCATTGTAAGATCTTTTGTTGTATTCTGCTATTCCTGTCATATCCTGAACAGTCTCTACAACAAACTCTCCGTTATCTTTGACGTGCCAATACTTGGTAATTCCAAGCTGCGGATCTCTGTCAAAAAGTCTTTTCTGCATTTCTATCTCCAAGTAAGAGGGGCGACCTAAGCCGCCCCAACTTTATTATGATGTAGTTAGGTCGAACACACCGGCGTGTGCAGCCTCCGAACCTATTTCTAATCCTGCTTCGCAGAGAAGCATCGATTTGGAAGCGTCACCGGTCTTCGCAAGTTCTACGTTCTGAATTGGACGCAGATAGTTAACCGAAGCGTATTCTGGGTCTAAAATAAACGCGTCTCTTTCCCTTTGAAAAAGGTTAGTCGTGACAGAAAGTGTACCAAAATCAGATAGATAGACGTCAGCAGCCCCAATAATTGTGGTCGGGGAATCACTTGGCGCCATGTAACGCTGAGCCGCAATACCCGCAAATCCTGAAACAACAGTTTTGTTAAAAGGACCAACCATTAAGACTGATGGAGTGCCGCCGCTTGTGAAAGCAAGCTGCATTGCTGATTTTAACATGGTTTCCGTAAATGCACGTTGTGTGCCGTCAGTACGAGCATCGGTTCCGTTACCTGTTGGACTTGCAGGGCTACCCGCAACACCCATGATGTCGTTAGTTGCAATCCATGAACCAAGACCGCCGGTTTCTCTCGCAGTAGATGAGTTCCCTGCAACTTGAGCATTATTGTCGCATAAGACCGCTTCTAGGTCGCGTTTAAGCTCTTTTCCGCGTTTTGCAATTTGCATGGAAAATTCTGAATTTCTCCCTGCTAAGTCTTGTGAATCAAGGTTATCGGCAACGATTACAGTTCTGCGTAGAATCTGTGTATAGTTGCCAACTCTTGTGGTTGCCGCAGTTGAGTCAAATGACGCTACGTCATCCCCATCAATTCTAGCTGTTTTGTCTACAGCCGCTAATGCATCGGTTTGCCACTCAAAATAAGTATTGGATACGTTCTTAGATCCAACGTTACTTTGAAAAGGGACAGTTTCTGGTGAAATCGAATTTATCACGTTTGAAAGTTCTTCACGAATACCCTTCGCGTTGAAACTTGTAAATGTATTTGCTACAATGGCCATATTAGCCTCCTATTAATGAATTAATTGCAGCCGCAGCATCTTGCACACGGCCAGTCTGTTGTGCGCGTTTTAACGCTTGTTCATTAGCAGCTTTGGGTCGTGGTTGCGTTCCTCGTGTACCTGTTTTTAAGGTCTTGGCTTTTAGCTTAGGCTTAGCTTTCGCTTTTACTGCCTTAGATTGGCCCTGATCAAATAACATAGCCATACGAGCTAGTTTAACTAAACCGGCGTGTCGCAACTCATTAATATCAGCTTCGAGAAAACCTTCTTTTAATAAAAAGCTTCTCATTTCCGTTGCTTCCTTCTGGGCGACTTTCGTGTCTCGCCATTCTGGAATAATCTCTGGGAGCATTTCGCGTTGTCTAGAAGTAAACTCATTCTTCATGCGTTCCTGATTTTCTGCTTCTAAGACCTGTACACGCTCTTTCTCCTGACGGATTGCCTGTAATGAATTTTCGCGCTCTTCCTTTGACTTTCGGAATTGCCGCTCGGCTTTTCTGGCCATGTTAGGATCTGCATCATACAGGGTATCCCAATCAGGCTCCTCAACCACTTGTTGCTCAAGCCTTTCTGCTAGTGCGGGTAAAAGCTGAGCATATTGTTGCCGCTCTCGCGTAACAGAATCAAATTGCGCCTCGACATCTTTTCGCATCTCGGCCAGTTCTTGAGTCTTGCGAGTATAATCTCTCTGCCTAAGATTTCCGCGTTTTAGCTCTTCGACTGTAATCTCTTCGCCTTCTACTTCCACAGTTTGTGCAAGTATGTCGATAGATCCGTCTTCAAGCTCTTCAGCTTCTTCCGCAGCTTCGAGTTCGCCGTCCGTATCTACTTCCTCATCAGAAGTTTCCTCTTCTGGCATTTCGGCTTCAGCTTCGATTACCTCTTCAGCTTCAGCCTCAAGCGCCTCCGGCTCACTTGCAGTATCCTCTTTGGGTGCAATTATGTCCATGATGGCATTTTGTGCAGTGCCTAGATCAATCCCATTTGGGTTATTGGTTTCTGACATCTCTTAACTCCTATTATGTATCTATTTTAATTTTTTTTCAATAGACGCATTATCAACTATTATTTTTAAACTTTGTCGAACATAATCGACACCTCTCAGTTTAAGATAAACAGCTTCGCGCCCTTCCTTATCATTAAGTTCAGTTGCCTCGAACTCAACCCAACAATTCGCTCTCATTTCATCTAAAAATCTTATTAAGTCTGTATCTTTTAATAACCTCTCTGCATGATTTCCATCATCAATAATTTGCTGTTTTGATTTGACCATCTATCCCTCATTTATCACACTAACCTGACCTTTTAAAACTTCTCTATTAATTGCTAGGTCTGCTTTAATTTGCTCCACGTTTAATTGCGTTCCATACTTAGCTTTCATTTCCTCAGCTTTTACAAACAGATCCGCATCAAGCTCATCTCGCTTACGGTCGTCTTCCATTATCATTTTTTCTCGCTCTAGCTCAAGCTCTGCGGCTTTCTTCTGAATATCTGCCTGTATCTGTTGTATCTGAACCGCGATAAGCTGTTCGTTAATATCTGGCTTATCTTCTTTAGGCGGGGGTTGAAACTGTGCCGGATCTCCCCAGAATTGAGAGGTATCCTTAAATCCGGCTAACTCAGTCATAGCCTTGAGCGTATTTGAAAGCTTGCTCATATCTGTAAGAGGATTAATGGCGCCCATAGTCTGCATGGCGTCTTTCTGCATTTCGCCAATTTGCTTGAGCATCATCATGCGCTCGGTATCCGTACCACGCCCAAGAGCGACTTTTATAGATACATCCATGTTTGCGTTCCATACGCGGGGATCTATTTCGACAAAGTCATTTGTTAACCTGACCATTCGAGGCCGGTCTTGGTGCGTGGTAATAAGATTTAAAACAATCTTGTATAGACGCTTCATGCCTGTCTCGGCAAATATGCGTGCAATAAGTTCTATGTGTTGCTGAGCGGCGCTCACAGTAGCGGCAACGGCTGACGCGGTCGTAGACTGCAACGCCTGAGCATCAAGCCCCGCAGAGGCTTTTGAAATGCCTGTACGAGCTTCTTTTAGCTGATCCATATACTGCAATACTGGAAAAGCTTCTTTACCGACGAAAGGTAGAACAAGCTGTTGAATCGAGTTATTTCCTCTCTGGCGGATTACAGATCCTACCTCAGTTGACATGGCATCATCTAAGTTCACCATACCTTCCGTGACTGCTATTCTTGGATGGATAGACATTGCCAAGCTATCAAGAGTATTTCTCATAATGCTTGACTTAATACGCTGTATGTCGGCAACCGTGTCAGCGACGCTCATGCCGTAAAAATCGTGAGCTTCTGGATCTGGGCAAAAAGATGTAAATGGCGCCATATGGCAAGGCTCGTTCATTAAGATCTCGTTGCCGTCACCTCCGGTACATATTTTTCTAAGCTCAGCTATCCCGTCTCCGTCATAATCTACCATTATGTAATTTTCTATATACATAACTTTTTTCATAGCGGGATCGTCGCGCTCGTTCATTTCGTTTTGAAGGTGCGGGTTACGCGTGTGTCGCTCGACGTTGGTTAGCATATCCTCATGGGCTGAGGACATTTTTGACACAACGTCAAAATCGTATCCCATAGCCACAAGCTCAGACACAGTAAGAATACGCCGGTGGGCGCAATAATCAGCCGTCTCGATGGATTTGGCTTCACGCGAAATGATAAACTCTTCCGGCGGTACAGCCTCTAATTTTACGCGCCCGTCTGGGTGCGTGTAGGTAACGCGAACCGCGTGCATCATTGGCGGCTCCATAACTTCTCCAGTCATGGGGTCCATTTCAGGATCGCCCATAGCCTCCGAAGCTACAATCTCCACCTCAGCATCTGGATCTGACATAAGCGCCGACAGAGCGTTATCGTCTAGGCCCGTGTAGTCAATTGTTTCGTAACGCGTCTGGTCGTCCCAATAGCATTTTAAGACACCGATTTTACGGATCAAAGCATCTTTAAAAGCGGCGTGCATTTCGAGGAAACCGTTATTATCTCTGTTAATAATAAAGTTAGCGTATTCGGTAGCTTGCTTTGCGCTTGCCACGTCTTCTTCAGATGTTGGGCTGTATTCCACCGTATTTTCTGTAGAGTTAAAAATACGCATCAGAGATGGGA